CTTTAGATGTAACAACCTTTGGTTATGATGCCGGGCAAATGCAACTTACTGAATCACGCTTAAATACAGCTGCAGAAATTGCCCGACTATGCAACATCCCGGCATGGTACATAAATGCCGAAAGCGCCAGCGCTACTTACTCAAATGTAAGTCAAGAGCGCCGCAGCCTTGTGGACTTTAGCCTGAAGCCGTACATGGCCTGTATTTCAGAGCGTTTAAGTATGAATGATCTTACCCCACGTGGCTCGGTTGTTAAATTTGATTTAGATGATTACCTACGTGGTAATCCATTAGAACAAATTGAAGTATTGGAAAGAATGCTTGCAGCTGGGATTATCAATGTTGATGAAGCCCGTGAGGAAATGGAATTAGCACCGAGAGGAAATGAAACAGATGCAACTTAATTTTGAGGGCCAAGTGTTGGCCGCAAGTGTTGAGACCAGAACCATTAGAGGCTTGGTAGTACCGTTTGGAAAAAGTGGAAATACATCTGCTGGACCTGTACGTTTTGAGTTTGGCGCATTCGGTGACATTGACCCAAGCCAAATTATTCTTAATGCCGAACATGACAGAACACGTCCTTTAGGACGTGGCATCGGTGACAGTGTTGAAGTAAGCCCAGCAGGCATTTCAATGGCCTTTAAGATTGCACCAACTAATGCTGGCAATGACGCATTGATTGAAGCAACAGAGGGATTGCGCCCGGCATTTAGCATTGAAGCCAATGTCAATGAATACACCATTGAAAAGGGTGTGATGGTCGTATCATCTGCAAAGCTCGAAGCCGTTGCACATGTAACAAATCCAGCATTTAAAGATGCCCAAATCCTAGAGGTAGCAGCTACCGAGGAAAACCCAGAAACCACCGAAGCAGAAACCCCTGCCGAGGATGAACCACAGGAGACAACAGTGGACGAAGTAACAACACCAGTTGCAGATGAAGTAACAGCAGCCGCTGTTGTTCACGCTGCAGCACCAGTGGCTTATACCAAGCCTCGATCACCAATTAAGACTCAAGCACATTTCCTAGAGCATTCAATTAAGGCTCAACGCGGAAACCATGAAAGTGCAGAATGGATTGCACATGCAAAGGCCGAGGATGCAAAGCACGTAAATGCAGCTGACGATTCCTTTACGACCAACCCAGCATTTAAGCCAATTCAGTATGTATCACAGGTAGTAGACAACCAGATCGGCGCACGTGGCGCGATTGATGCTATCGGTACACGCGCATTACCAAACGCTGGTATGACCGTATCCATTCCAAAGATCACCACATCAGGATCAGTTGCAGAAACAGCCGAAGGTGCTGCACCATCTGAAACCGGTATTGTGTCCGCTTATGTTGATGCAACCGTAAAGGCCTACAAGGGACTACAGCGTTATTCTGTCGAGCTCTTTGACCGCGCAGATCCAAGCTTCTACGCAGCCATGTTGGATAACATGCGCCGGGTTTACGCACAGGCAACCGAAGCTGCAGTAATTGCAGAACTAACTGCTGGTGGAACACAGGCAACTGCAACCGCCGCAGACGTAGATGGCATTGTGTCTTTCGTTAAGACCGAAACACCAGCCGCTTACTTGGCTACTGGCGAATTGGCTACACGTTACATCGCTGGCACATCCCAATGGGGTCTGCTAATTGGCGCACAGGATTCATCCAAGCGACCAATCTTTAGTGCATCACAGCCACAAAACGCTGCCGGTGCAGTTGGAACACAGTCACTACGCGGAAACGTAATGGGCCTAGACCTTTACGTATCGAACAAGGCTGTTTCAACCAACATTGATGAATCAGCATTCATTGTTGTGCCATCATCTGTTGCAATCTACGAAAGCCCAGTTCTACAGCTTTCAACGAACGTAGTTACAACTGGTGAGATCGAAACAATGCTTTACGGTTACATGGCCGTTAAGACAATCACCGCTGGTGGCGTACGCCGCTTTAACTTGACCTAATTCAAGTTAGCAATCGTGTGGGGGGTGCGGCCCTGTGCCCCCCACACACCCCCTATAGATAAGGATTAAATAATGGCACTGATTACACTAAGCGAGCTAAAGGCTGTACTTGGTATCGGTGACATTTATGCTGATGCAGTTGTGCAATCTGTTGCAGATAGCGCCGAAAACATAATTCTTTCTTATTTAACTTTTGATGATGTGTCTATCAAGGGCGTATCACTTACAAGTAATGTTGCCCGGTTCTATTGCTACGACAATACTTTTGTAATTGGCCAAGCATTAACGGTTAGCAAGTGTGGCGCACCCTTTGACGGATCACGCACTGTTACAGCCGTAGGCAAAGAGGATGGCGTTACATTCTTTGAGGCTGCCATTACAAACGCAAACATAACTAAGCGCCATGTAATACCTAATGGGCGAGCAGTGCTAACAAGCCAAGCAGCTCTTTATGACACCACCCCAGAAGTCAGAGAAGCTGCTATGGCCGTGGCCTGTGACATCTGGATTACACGTACTGGCACACTAGGCCAGCAGGGTGTTGACTTCCAAAGCCCTGCACCGTACCGCCTTGGCCGTTCAATGCTTACCCGAGTATCTGGATTACTTGGCAAGCACCTAGATACCCGAGGCTACCTTGGCTGATCTAGCAACATACCGATCAACCCTTGCCGGAACTCTCGCAGCTGCTGGTCGGGTTGTTTACTCATACCCAAATGAGAACATCACACCACCAGCCATTGTGCTTGTGCCGGGATCGCCTTACATCACAGTAAGTGCTATTGGTGGTGCTCGTTGTAATGTGCGTTTTGACATTACTTGCATCGTAAATGCAGCTGACAACCAAGCAGCCCTTAAAAACTTGGAAACCCTTATTTTTTCAGTAACTGATCTACTAGCCAATAACATCTCGTTTTTGGGTGGATGGTCACAACCCACAGTCCAGCAAATCGGAAACGCCGACATGCTTATCAGCCAGATCAACATCGAGATGGTAACAACCAATTAAGAAAGCGAGAAAAAAATTATGCCAGCAACTTACATAACTGGGCGTAACCTCACCTTGTCGATCAACTCGGTGTCCTACGCTGACCAAGCAAGCACAGTTACACTAGAGCGCGAAAACAACCAGCAGGTACTTGAAGTCCTATCGGGTCGCGCTTACAAGACCGTTGATAAGACCGCCACACTAAATGTGGAACTATACTTAGACGATACTTCAAGTGCAGGTATTATCTCGGCACTTTGGGATGCAGCGAACAGCGCACCAGATACATCGCTTGCATTCTCATTTGATGTAAACGGTGACACATTCACTGGCAACGTATTTCCAGTATTTCCAACAGTCGGTGGCGCTGCCACTGACGTACTAACTACATCCTTGAGTTTCGTTGTCGAGGATGGAACAGTCGCAAGAGCCTAACTAGCAGAACAGGGCAACTATTATGCAATACGAAATTAAAACAAAACAGGGCAACAACTACATAGTGAGCGATGAATCAACATGGCTTTGGATTGAGATCGAGCGAGATCTCGGATACACAGTCACCCAAGCAGCTGAAAAGATGAGCCAAGGCTCGTTGGATGTAATTACTTGCATGCTTTACAAGGCAGCCAAAGCTGCTGGGCATACTAAATTGCCAAGCCAGCAAGCATGGGTCACCAATGAGTTTGAGGGCTTTGAGGTGGTTGAGGAAAGCCCAAAAGAGAGTTAAGGGATTTGCTGGTGCGGATCGCAGTATCAACCGGCATACCCTTAGGCGATCTAATGGATTGGTCGCTCGCAGATTTAAGCACAGCAGTAACGCTGATACAAGAGAGGAATGGTCATGGCTGAAGGTAGAACCACAATTACAGTCAGACCTGATCTTGCAGATTATCGCGGATTACTAAAGGCACTTAACGTAATGGACAAAGAAGCCCAGTACGAATTAAAAAATGAGGTTTACGCAATCAGCTCATGGACTGCTAAAGGTATCCAACAGGCTGGGTTTGCCCACCCAATCTACCCAAGGCAAGCATCAATTGTGGCAGCAAGTGTAAAACCCTCAAGAGATCGTGTTCCAACGGTTCGTGTTGGTGGCAGTAGAGGTCGAGTATCTGGTGGCGCTAACGCTGGCCAATTATTGTTTGGCAATGAATTTGGTGGAGATCGCAATACCTACGGAAACTTAAATGCTTTTCCTAATGGCGGTTACAGATTCCCAGCACGAACAGCCCGAGAGGGTCGAGGCAACACTGGTTATTGGATTTTCCCTACCTTAAAGGCAATGCAACCCGAAATTAAAAAGAGATGGTTTGCGGCTTGTAACAAAGTCATGGACAGTTGGGCAAGGTACTCATAATGGCCGATACACGCACACTCAAACTTTCATTACTTGCTGATGTCAATAAATTCCTTGCTGGTATGGACAAGGCCGATACCGGCACAAAGAAATTTAGTTCATCTATTGGCAAATACTCAAAGGCAATGGCTAAATCATTTGCAGTGGCTGGCGCAGCTGCTGGCGCGTATGCAATTAAGTTAGGTGTTGATGGAGTCAAGTCAGCAGTTGAGGATGAGCTTAGCCAAAAGAAACTTGCCCAAGCCTTAAAAAATACAACCAATGCAACTGATGAACAAATTGCCAGCACAGAGGATTACATCAAGAAACAACAACTATCATTTGGTATTGCTGATACAAAGTTGCGTCCGGCACTGGCTAACTTAGCCAGAGCGACTGGGGATGTTACCCAAGCACAGAAACTTAACAACCTTGCAATAGACATTTCAGCCGCCACAGGCAAAGATTTAGAGGGTGTCAGCCTTGCCCTATCCAAGGCCTACAACGGCAATCTGGGTGCATTAACCAGACTTGGTGTGCCATTGGATGCCAGCATCATTAAGTCCAAGGATTTTGGCGCAGCAACTGATGAACTGCAAAAGTTATTTGGTGGATCAGCCCAAGCCAATACAAAGACATACGCTGGCCAATTAGCAATCCTTAGTGAGCGCTTTAACGAGATCAAAGAGGATTTAGGTGCAAAACTAATTCCAATTTTGAAGCGATTCTTAGAACAAGTAAACCTAGTTGCAATGGGCTTTGCTGGCGATGATCCTAACAAGGGACTATCTAACAAAGTAAGACAATTAGATCGTGACTTGGGTGGTGGCCCGGGTGGTGCTTACAACTTAGGCAAATCCCTTGCAGATGTTGCTGATGCTTTTGGAACTTTATTTGGCGCACTAGCTGGTGGCAATGCAACCAAGGGCAATGACAATCTTCAAAATCTTGCTGATGCCATGCAAAATGTGGCTGATGGTATTAATGCCACTGCCAATGCATTTACTCGAT